CTACACTTCATGAGGACCAAGAATATCCGTGGCTTCTTAAAAGTTAACGGAGATGATTGGTTTTGTATGTATGAAAAAGAAGATTCACAAAAATGGTTAGGTATTGAAGGTTGGTTTTGCGACAATGGATATAGACTGGTTTCCGAACCTGAAGTCAGTGAACTGGAAAGCATTGTGTTCTGCCAGGCTAAGTTGGTCTTTATCGGACCCGGTTATTTGATGGTTCGTGATCCAAGAACTTGTAGGCTTAAAGATCTTATCACTAGTAAGGTCCGTAGCGATAAGCACTTCAGGTCTTGGGCATCGGCTGTCTCTGAATCAGGTCTAGCTATGTCGTCCGGCGTTCCCATTTTGCAGGAGTTTTACTCTTGCTTATTGAGAAGTTCGAACGGAGCTAAACCTGGTAAATATATAAGCGAATACTCTGGAAAAGGTCGGCTTAGTCACGGACTTACTCATAGGAGAAAAGACGTGAGTTCCGATACAAGGTACTCTTTCTATCTTGCTTTTGGCTACACGCCTGATGAGCAGATAGCGCTAGAACAAGCTTACCTCAATACCAATAAAATAGCCTTTTGTGATCTTGAAAATTTCACTCAAGATAGCTTGAGTGTGTGCCAGGAAACACATGATAAGTGCGATAGCTATTAAGTCATCATAGTCCGAAATGACATTAAACTAGGCGGTAGATAACTAATTTTTAGTTTCGACGTAAGTCCAACAGGCATCATGGGTTGACAACCTTAGAGTAAGTCCCACTGGGTTCATTCGTGTAATCGCCCAAAACTATTACTTTAGTGCTAATCAGAACGCCAAGAGACTGCACGGAGCCCCTGTAAAGTTGCGAATGAATGTACAGTCCCGCTGTTCATGCGGTATCCAGTACTATGAACAAACAAAAACGTAATCAGAAAATTAAAAGAAACAAACAACCAGCTCTTCGTAAGAGTACACCGTTTACTGAAACGGGTGGCATCCTCGGCACGAAACTTGGCTCCTTTTTGGGTGGTAATCCCATCTTTAAGGATCTGGGCCGTGTCCTGGGTAAAGGCATTGGTAGCATTTTTGGATCCGGTGATTATACGATCATGGGTGAAAAACCTGCCTACAATGTCCTTTCTGGCCAGACACCTAAGTTCTCTACTACACACGCTACTAATATTATTAGTCATCGTGAGTATCTTGGTGATATTAGCGGCCTCGCTGCTTTTACAAACAGAACTTACCCCTTACAACCTGGTAG